AATGTACTTGTTGAATCTAACTCAGCTAATGTAGTAGCAGCTCCACCGTATGTTCTATTGATTTCTGATGCACCTAACAGTCCATTTCTAATCATAGCTTCTCTCATATCACCTTGAGCTGTACCTAACTCTTGAGTATATCTTGAAAGTAAACCTTTCTCTGTATCCATCTCTAATGATCTTTTTGTGAATCCCATGTGGAAACCGAACTCTTCAACTTTCGCTTCAATGTCAAGTCTTTTCATACCAACTCTATTCACTTTTCCACCTTCCTCAGCTAACGCAGGGAACGAACCATTTTGTACTAACATATCTTTTGATCCACCGAACAAGTTACCATTACCGGCTTTCATCGATACTGCATCATTTGTACCATCAGCAATTGCTTTTCTAGCAGCAGCTTCAGTAGCATGTGTACCAGCTTTTTCACCATCTACTTTGTATGTGTAGTATTCACCAGGAATCATCTTAGCACCATTAGCATCGATACCTTGATCATTGATGTTTCTTGCATCTAGTATAGGTATATTGTGGTATTTCACAATTGTATCACCGAAGTGTTTTGGTTGTGTTAATTTATCACCCATTTGTGAGAACACTTTCTTTTTCTTAGCTTCAATTATCGCTCTTCTTGACCAATACTTGTCGTTAAACTGTTTACCAATTGTAGAACCTGTAGCTCCACCTTCTCCAAATTTCATACTCATTATTTATCCTTTTCTCGGAGTAGCCTTAGCTACCCCATTAGTGAGTCCATGTACTCTGCGAAAGCATCGTCATCTAATTTCATCGGATCAACCGCACCGCTACTCTTCTTAGTAGTGGGTGATTTCTTCTTCTTACTTACTTTAGTTGCCGCTTCTCTCTTCTTAGCCACTTCTTCTTCTTGCTGTTTAACCTTAGCTGCATACTCATCTGCTTTCCGCTTAGCCTCAATCTTAGCTTTCTCTGCTTCAACTGCTCTAGCAGCCTCTGCTTCCTCAGCTACTGAATTCTTCTCTGCTTCTGCAGCTTTATGCGCTTCGAACTCATCTCGTAACTCATTAACCGCCACTTTGTACTGTTTCAACGAACTCATGTTACCGAATGCGCCTGATGCATCTGTAACGCTCTTCTCAGTTATCCTAGCTTGTACTGAATCGTACAACCCTGAATTCATGTGTTCAATTAACTCTGTTCCGATCTCTTTATCAACCAGCAATTCACCAACGCTCTCTCGATCCCATTGGCCACTCAGCACATCTTGTAGTTTATCATTAACGCCATAGTTCTTAGCTACATCAACTAAGTCCTCTACCACTAAGTCATACTCATTAGCTGTTTTCTTTTCTGGAGTGTACGAGTACCCTTCTTCAGTATCTAATTCCACAATCGGGTCAATCCCTTTGTTTTTCAAATGCTGCTTAATTGCACCTATGTCACCATCCCACATACTGAGCATCAAGTTGTAGTCATTTTCATTATCTACTAACCCTCTCTCTTCTAACGGTCTTAACGCAGGTCTGTATTTCTTGAACCCAGCTACCTTCTTATCGAATCCTGCTGCTTTCTGTATACTCGATATAATCTTCTTTGGATCATCGAACCCTCTCATCTTTTGCCCGTTAGCAGTGAACTCACTATTCACAACTTCATCATAGAATCTCTTATACTTTTCGTACTCAGCCTCATTGATCGTCTTTCCAGCTTCCGCCTCTGTTTCACTATCTGCTTCATCCGTTGTTGTATCGTCTACCTGAGTGTTTTCTTCCTCAGTCTTTTCTGGTTCTGTCTCAGTTGATTCTTCTTCCTGATCGTCATCAGTAGCTTCTTCTTCTTCCTCATCCTCAGCTTCCTCTGGGTCTGTGTCCTCATAGTCTTCTACTTCTGTCTCTTCTTCCGAAAGTCCAGTCTCCTCAGTGTCCACGTCCGACTCTGGTTCGTCTTCGCCTGCTGTTTCATCTTCTATTTCATCGGCTTGACTTTCTTCTAACTCCTCTTCGGAGTCCATATACTCCGCAAACTCTTCATCACTTAGTGCATCTAATTCAGCTTCAGTCATGACCTATTCCTCTAGTGTAACCAAACCAGCTGTAACGTCTTTACGTAACTGCTCATTTTCCAGGATCTTATCATCGATGTCCATTGCTTCTAGTAACTTTGTACCAAAGTACTCTTTCAAGTCTTTAGTTGCAGTTAACTTATCTTTCAAGTTCTCGATTGTATCTCTTTTCATGTTCATTGGTGTAACCAAGTTTCGGTATATTCTGTCCGCTTCATCTATCAAGTACCCTTGTAGTATCACTTCTTTGAATGCTTCGTTCTCATGTAATTCAGTTATCAAGTCAGCAAGCCTCTTAGCTTTCTTCATCTCAACTATTTCATCGTCTATTTGCTTAAGTTCTTCTTTCAGGTTAGTATTTTCTACCATTGCCGTCTCCTTTAAGTTTTGTATTATGGGAGCATATGTCGCCATACGTCCCATTATACATAACCGAACCTTAATCTCTACTGACTCATCACTCTCTGGTTAGCCCAAGCAGCTAATTCACTGTTTGGTCTAATCGGAGCAGCTTGTTGTTGTGCAGGAGCCTGTTGTCTCTGTGCACCTAACTGATTCAGCATACTAATCGCTTTCGGATCACCAGCCTCTGCAGCTCTGATTATCCCTTCTAGCCCATTTGGCATACCATTGTCTACTGGAGCACCTACTCCATTCTTCATGTCCAGCAGTGCTTGTTGCTCTGCCATGTTAGCTTCTCTTGCTGCTCTATCTCTTTCTAGTGCAGCCATCTGTTCTCTAGTCATTCTTCTTCTCCTCTTTTTGATGTGCAAATGCTAGCTCATCCATCTTAGCTAACCTAGCATGCTCTTTATCTTCGAACTCTCTTTGTCTAGTTACTCCAGTCTGAGCATCTACGAACTGTCTATCTATCTCATCAGTCTCACTTCGTAGCTTATCAGCCTTAGCTATTTCAACTTCCGCTTTAGCTGCTTTTAGTTGTGTATCACTTTGTAAGTTCTCAGCCGCTCTTGAGTTTCTCTCAGCTATTCTACTGTCAGCCTCTTCTATGCTCTTAGCTAGTAGCGCAACTTCCATAGTTAACTTTTGTTGCTCCATCTTCATGTTATTCAGTTGTAGTTGTTTCATCTCTTCTTCTGCTGGATCTGGTTGTGGTTCGTACTCTTCTACCGCTTTAGCTGCATCAGGCATCTTCCACAATCGTAGTAAGTCACCGTAGAATATCTTCTGTAACCCTGGATCCATGTTAGCTTGGTTAGTCTGTAGCATCTTCATCAACTTCTCAGCTGTATCATTATCCTTCTCTGGTGTACTAATCTCAACTACTAAGTCGAACTCACCTTGTAAGTCTTCACGTCGTATGCTAACGAACTCATCATTAGTTATTCTGATTGTCTCTTCTTCACCTACGAATGCTTGCATATTAATTATCGTTCTTCTAGCTGCATCTTTGAACAACTGATCAGCTAACCTTCGTAGCACACCTAGTTCTCTTTTACTAGTTGCATCCATTGCACTTCGTATCCCAGTAGCACTATCACCTAGCGCAGCACCACTGATCCCACTAGCGAACGCCTTAACCCCGGTTATCGATTCCGCATCTGCTTGTTGCATCTGTATCATGTCGAATATCGATCTTGGTAACGCTTCAACTGTCATCTGGTATATCGCCTTACTCGGATCCATATCAGCTCTGAACTTAGCGTCATTACCTTTCTTGAAGGCATCCCACTGACTTGATGAACTGAAGAACTGCTCATTAATTAATCTCTGACCTATTGCTTGTGTAGCCGTGATATCATGTGCAGCTCTAGTCATCTTACCTATTGACTCTTGATTCTCTGCTAGTAGTTCTGAGTCTGGCTCACCGTACAACGAACCTTTAACTGGCATGTATGCAGCTACTGCGAATGGTAACTCGTTATGTGCGTATGGACTCTTCTCCATCCTAACCATTACCTTACCTATCCAAGTAGCTACTATCGGAACTGTCTCACCATTTCCGTCTATGTCCCAGTAACCCCAGTACTCGTACACTTGTATTTTCTTTCTAGCTTTATCTGCGAACACGAATGTAGTATCACTCTCTGTATCGTACGCATCTGGTTCTGTATTGTCTGCTTCGAAGTCTATCGCATCTAAGTTCTGGTATATCCCAGTAACTGACCCATCTTCAGCAACTACTTGCTTCGACTTCATCAGCGTACTCATATCTAACTCGTATGTGTGTATTATGAATTGTGCATCTCTAACTATCCCGTTACATGTTGGATCCATTATCACGTCTCTGTTATCTAGTACTTCGTATGTCGGATGATTCTCAACCAGCTTCTCTTGCTGTTCTATTACGATCTCTGTACCAATCTGCATTGGTTCACCAGTCTCCATCATTGCCTGAGCTTGTGCTGGATCCATCTGACCACTCTCAACTGCTCGTTGTAGTATCTCGTATGATTGCTCTGGTGTAGCGTACACTGGTTTCTCAACCTCTACGTCAACTACCGCTGTCTCTGAGTACCACCCATCTTTCAGTACTACTGTACCTTCAACTCCGTATGTATCAACTGCCGAACCTACTAGCTGTACTCTATCTACTTTAGTTGCCCAGAAGTAGTTGATCATCAAGCTATTCTGTAGTGCTGCTGCTTTGTCTTCTGCTGTTCTCGGTTTAACCTTGAACATATCCTGTGTATTCAGGAACGGATCTTCTAGTGCAGGTTTTCTCCACTCCCATGACTTTCTAACTAATCTAGGTCTGGCTTTACTCTTACCTAGTCTAGCTTTAACCACTGGTCCACCATCCATTATCTCGATGTACCTATCCATCCTATCTATTGCTTCAGTGTGGTCTTCATCTGCTTTGGTCTTATCTTTCCACAGGTCTGAGTGAGTAGGCTCATTAGCCCAATCAGTCAACCTAACTTCAGTGTCTCTATCTAGTTCAATCATATCTACCTCATCCATCTACTGGCTATTCGTATGTAACCTACATTGTGTACTTGCTCTTCTTGGTACCCATCTTCCACACCTTTAGCTGGGAAGTCTTTAACCCTAACTATGTAGAACGGGTATTCTATCGAACCACCTGCAGCTTCTACTTCATCATCGTCCCACACTTGATTAACCGCTGGGGCATCTTCTTCAGCTACCCCACTAGCTATCAACCTGTCTCGCAACTCGCTAGTTATGAACTCACTTGGTTCCAGTACTGTATTATCTAGTACTCTATCCTCATCGTATCTAACTCTCGCATGTGGGTATATGTTTATCTTACCGTTTTCAGTGTC